CCATTATTTCCTGCATCAGTTCCTGCGTATGTATTTGTTGAAACTATTTTAACCAATTCCCCATTTATTCCATTTTCTGTTCTTGTTACTGATTCAATATTACCACTAAAATTTCCATTTCCAGTTACATAAGTTGTATTATCTGATCCTATTCTAAAACGTTCATTTGAAGTGGTTTGACCATTATTTGTTGTGTATATCTTATAATCTGTTCCACTTCCTAATATAGTATGATCTTCTGTAGCCATTGTTATGATTCTGACAACTTCTTTTCTCACCAATAAATCGGTTTGGCTTGAAATTGTGTCGCCTGATACTGTTATACCGCTTTTTTGTCCATTTATGTATTTTGCATCTTTAACCGTTAAAACAGCTGAAGAGCATTCTATTTTAAGCGGAGTATTAAAGAGTGATCCTTTTAGAATCAAAGCATTATCTCCAAAACCGCCAGATGCTCCATTTAAAACCGCCGTTTTAGAATTGATTTTATTCACGTTGTTAATATCGTAATTATCTGCATCAAGACTTGATATCATTGGGTTCTCTACTCCAGCTACACCTGTCGATATTTCAACACCATTCGCATAAATATTATCGGCTTCTAGATTTATGGTGTTAGCTACACTTAAATTTATTTTATTTGTTTTATCTAATGATTCAATTAGATCGACGTTTATTTTGTTTGTTTTTAAAGTATCTGAATTAATATTCAACCATTTTTTTGGCAATTCACTATTAAGATCTATCAAATTCATATATATATATATATATATAATAAAAAAAAATATTTTCGATTATATATATATATATAATATGGTTAGTCATATGGAAATAATGAATTTACTGCAACGAAAAGCAAATGCTGACGATTATGGTGGCGCATATATTGGAGGTGCATACATTGGCGGATGTTGCGAATATTGCGAAGGTTCGGGAGTTATTGGAGGCTTTAAAGGTCAACGAAGCTTATTCAAAAATTTAAAAGGAAAAAAAAGAAAAGAAGCAATGGAAGAATATTTTTTAAATAATCCAGAAGATCGGGCAGATTATAACGCACAAATGGCGCGAAGAAGTGCAAGATTAGCAGAATATAACCCACTTGCAGAATATAACCGCCTAAAAAAGAATATGAAAGGCAGTACAAAGGCTCAAATTCAGACAGCATATAGACAGCAAGCACCAGCAAGAGCCCCAAAGGCATATGTAAGAAAGGGTTGTAACTCCGCACCAGATAAATTAAAAGCTTATTGCAATTGGAGAACAGCATTTAGCGATGAATTTGAGAATGAACATGGAAGAAGACCAATGAGACATGAAACATCCGCAGCGTGGAAATTAGCAAAATAATTTAAATCAAGTTAATAATTTTATTTTATTCATCAAAAACATAAGTTTTTTCAACTTTTTTGAAAAAACTTATATATATTACATATATATATAACAATTATATACATATATATGATCAGTTTTAATAATGGCAAACTAATTTCTGAAGTTATAGGAGGTGAATATGACAAGTTACCAATCTATATAAATGATGAAAAAAAAGAACCAGACAGAAAAATAAATAAATTGGAAGATATATACGATATTTTAGATGATGATGATTTTAACATCAATAAATACAAAAAATTTAATTTGAGAGATAGAAACATATTGACAAAATCATTAAAAAATAATTATGAACCTTCAGATAATCATTTGATAGATAAATATAATAAGTTATCGTCTAAATTGGAAGATAGATTAAAAAAAGAATTTGAAATATCAAGTGGTCAAATGTTGCCAATACCTAACGAAGAACCAGAAAGAGTATTTGTAGCAGGTAAAAACGGTTCTGGTAAATCAATATTTTCATCTTTATACGCTAAAAAATATAGTGAAATGTACCCAAAAAACAAAATATTTATATTTACAAGACATGAAGATGAAAAAGCTTATAAAATTGTGAAACATATTGAATGTTTGTGTAATGATAGTTTATTAGAAGAACTCGATGATATGAAAGATGGATTAGATATTACCGACTTTAAAAACTCATTGGTTATATTTGATGATTGTGATAATTTGACAAATACAAAGTTAAAAGTAAAACTCAAAAATCAATTAGATGATTTTATTACAAATGGGCGAAAATATGGGATATATGTTTTAGTTGTTGAACATCATTTATTAAACTATAAATCAACTAGAAATATATTAAATGAAGCTCACAAAGTTGTTTTTTTTAATAACAGTTCTAAATACCATATAAAAAGATATTTAAAAACTTATGCAGGACTTGAACCAAATATGATAAAAAAGATAGTTGGTTTAAAATCTAGATGGGTTATGTTGTCCGAATCAATACCACAATATATATTACATGAACATGGAGTTTTTATTATATAATAATGCTAACCATTTCATCATTTGATATATTAAACTTTTTTGATACTATTGTAACAACTCTATTAAATTGATCAGTTGTCAAATTTGATAATAAATTTCTCAATATGCACCATCTCCCACATGTTGCAATTGGTGGCTCATCTTGTAATTTATAATTATTGTAATTTATTTGTTCACCTGTATTTATCAATAGATTTACTAAATATTTATATTTTTCTTTCATATCATCAGGAATAAATATAAATTCTCCATCTGGTTCATATCCATAACTGTCAAAATGTTCAATTCCTTCAGGTGTTTTTATCACTGTAACCCAATGTCCAATATTTGGTTTTATTTCATACAATAATATCAAAGGAAGTTCTGGAAGTTCTGAATAATTCTTTAACTCTGAATATTTTAAAATTGTAGCATCTTTTATATAATTTTTAATATAACGTCCACTTATTGGAACAAATATATTACTATTTTTTTTATACATGTATATATATATATACAATGAATTATTTAAACAATAATACAGATACAAATACAAATACACATAAATATTTAAATGCAAGTTATTCGAACAATACTTCAACACTAAGAAAAGCAGTAATAAAAGAAACTAGAACAAGCGCAATTTTAAAAAATCCATCTTTGTATAAAATGGCGGTTGTTAGATTTGATGTTGATTCATCAAGTATACCGATTAATATACCAAATATGAAAAAAGGAAGCAAAACAGAAACACTATCTTATGTGACTTTAAAATATTTAGGTAATTATTATACGGAAAATGTAATTTATATAAATAAAGATACGTCATATAATAAGATCATAGATGTACCTTATATATATAATTATCAAACTTGGTTAGATTTCGTAAACACAGCTTTTTTAAACGCCTTTGTTTCTTCTGGTGCTGTAGGTGACCCACCACAATATATATATGATAAGACATCTAATTTAATTGATTTATATGTGGATCATAACTTTTTACCATCTGCAGGAGTAAATAAAATTGAAATATTTATAAACCCCGATATGGAAAAATATTTATATAATTTTCAATTTGATTTAAATACTGAACTTAATGGAACTAATAATTTATATGAGTTAAAACATGTCATAAGTAATACTAATACTTTATTAATGCCCCCAATTGGATCACGTTTAAATATGCCTATATCTGTCCAAACAGTACCGCAACTTTATAAAAATAGTCAATCTTTTGGGGGTATGACGCATTGGAATTCTTTAAGATCACTTGTTTTAAGTTCATCATCATTACCATATTTACCTGAATTAATAAGCGCAACCGATAATAATTCAAGTGATTATAATTCAGATAATCAATTTTTGATAATTAGTGATTTTTTAAATGATTTTACCATTAATGATAGATATATATTACAATATTTACCAACTGCAGAATATAGATATATTAATTTGATATCTAATACTCCAATTAATTCATTAGATATACAACTTTATTGGACTGATTTTAATGGTACTTTTTACCCTTTTTATATTCCTCCTTCTAGTATTTTTAGCGTAAAAATATTGTTTGAGAAGATATAATATAAATAATTATAAATAATAATATATATATATAATATATATATACAAAGATGTCTTTAGATATAACAAATCTTAATCTAGTTCCGACAATTGACCCAAGAATTAATACAGATAAATTATCAAAACTTATTTATACAATTGAAAACACGGCAATTGAGAACAATTATGAAGTTATACCAATTACAAATTTTAATTCAAATAATCTGAGTGTAACATTTAACAACAATCAAAGGACGGGTATATCACGACGAATATATCTAAATATGAAGTTTTTATTGACTTTTAAGGGAAATTCTGGAGGTGCAGGCGTAACTCTTTTACAATGTGCAGGAATGAACAAATTAGCTGGTGTAGATACTGGTAATGCATATCATGATGCCCCCAGAGCAAATGCCCTCGAAAATGCAATTAACACGATCCAAATTACAATGAATAGCACACCAATAACAACTAATTTAAATCAATATTCAAGAGCTTTGACAAGATTTTTAAATAATCCGAATATAAGAAATGTTGATAAATCTTACATTCCTTCCATGCTCGATCAATACCTAGAATATGATCAAGGCGATGGGTATAATAATTCAGAGCTCAGAGGATATGGTGACAATGTTCAAGAATGCCCAAGGGGGTCTTATTGGGGGTGTACTGTTCTTTCAAATTCTAGTTTAGGTACAAATGATGATGTAAGTACTGTTGAACTAGAATTACATGAACCCGTTTTAATGTCACCTTTTGGATATGGTGCATATGACAACCAACCGTGTTTTTTTGGTATTGACACAGTATCTACTACTATCACCATGGGAGGTAGAGGAAATAATGCAGGATCTGGCCTTATTGCGTCTTTGTGGTCTCATTCTAATGCAGGACTCGCAACAATATTAAGTACTGACGTATCAATTACTTCAGCCTCACTACATATACAAAGATTCACAACACCCGATACGTTTATTATACCGCGTAAAATAGTTTACCCTTATTCTGAAACAAGTTACCACAGCACATCAACAGGAGACGTATTGGCGTCGGGTAGTTCTTCCAATTATAATTTACAAAATATACAACTTAGCGGAATTCCTGAAAAAATGTACATATGGGTATCAGAAAGAGATGGGGATTTTAATTTTACCAAAACGGATACATACTGCACAATAAATTCAGTTGACATAACTTTTGATAATAAACCTGGTATGTTAACTGGTGCAGAGCGTTTACAACTTTATCAAATGTCAGTAAGAAATGGATGCAATATGAGTTATGAACAATTTTCAAAAAGGTGCGGAAGTGTTATATGTCTAAGATTTGGCGAAGACATTGCACTTAGTACCCTTAGTAGTGCTGGTCTAAACGGTTCATATAATATAAAAATGAAACTCAATGCAACTAATAATTATAGTTATCCTATTGTTCCGCAATTATCAGCACTTCTTATATACACAGGTACTATTACTATCGCAGATGGTAAATTATTTAAAAATATTAATCTACTTACACAAAATGATGTTTTATCTACAAAAAATTCAACTGATAGAGTAAACCAACCTCCAAACATGGATGTTTTAGGCGGTTTTAATTTTTCTGACATTGGTAATTGGTTTAAAAAAGCTGGTCGATCTGTTCTAAATGTTGCTAAAAAAGTGGCTCCTGTTCTTGCTCCTCAGTATATGCCTGAAATAGAAGCAGTTGACACTTTAGCCAAGGCTGTAGGTGTTGGAAAACTTCGAGGAGGTAAAAAAATAACAAATGCACAAATGAAAAAAATTCTTGGAGTATAAATACGATAA